AGGTTCAGGAGCAGCAATAGTTGACGCTTTTGCTAGTTTAAATGTAGGTGCTATAAATGGCGTAGGTATTCTAGCTGATACAACAAACTTTGAGGACAGTATTTTAATAAGTCAAAACGCAAGTACAGGTACATTAGACGCTGCTACTAATAACACAGGTCTAGGTGATACTGTATTTGCTGCATTAACAAGTGGAGATAATAATGTAGGCATAGGTGCTGATTCTTTAAAAGGTTTAACAACAGGAAGTAGTAATGTAGCTGTTGGTTTTGCTGCATTAGAAGCTAATACGACAGCATCAAGCAACACTGCGGTTGGATTTACAGCTTTACTGTCAAACACAACAGGTGCAAACAATACAGCAGTCGGTTCAGCTTCTTTAGATGCTAACACTACAGGAAATACAAACACAGCAATAGGTAAAGATTCTTTAGGGGCTAATACTACAGGCTCACAAAATACAGGTCTTGGTCATAATGCCTTAGAATCTAATACTACTGCATCTGATAACACAGCAGTTGGCAAAAATGCATTAAGAGTAAACACCACAGGTGATGAAAACACCGCAGTAGGTTCATTATCCTTAGATGCTAATACAACAGGAACAGACAATACTGCTTTAGGCTATCAAGCATTAAGTGCTAATACTACAGCAAGTAATAATGTTTCATTAGGTAGAAAATCTATGTTGGTGAATACCGAAGGAGCTAAAAATACTGTTGTTGGTGCACAAGCCTTAGATGCTAACACTACAGGTTCTAATCATACAGCTTTTGGTTATCAAGCATTATCAACAAACACTACAGCTAATAATAATACAGCTTTTGGCTTTCAAGCATTACTTGACAATACGACAGGCACAGATAATGTGGCTATGGGTGTTTTAGCACTTGAAAATAATACGACAGGTATAAACAATGTTGGT